CTGCGTTGCCTGTGATGCCGTAGTTGCCGCCCATGTTGCCTGCATAGTTTTTGCTGAGGTCTAGGACGCTTGCGGCTTTACCGCCGCCGCCTCCGCCGCCTGATGGGGCTACTAGGGCTGACTCGATCATGCCCATTGGGCTGGATGTGAATCCGCCTGTGCCGCCTTCTCGAGCTGCACCGCCACGGCTGCTAGTAGTCGTGCTACTGCCGCCACCGCCGATAGTTGGCATCTCTGGGATCGTGTAACTGTTTCCGCCAATACCCGGAACCCAGTCTGGTATCTCAAAGCCGAAGCCACCAATAGTTGAGTTCCATAATGTGGCAATGCCGTTGAAGATTGTCTTGAACACGCCGTACATGTTTTCTAGGTAAGTCTTAACTACGCCTACTGCAATCTTTACGCCTGCTGCCATGACATCGAATACCTTGTCAACGATGACGCGCACAGTGTCAAACTTAAAATACAGGGCGGTCAGGATGGCGATCAGTCCCACTACAGCGGCGACTACTAGACCGATCGGGTTGGCTGCAAGCGACAAGTTAAATAGCGTGTTTGCGATCGTGGCAAGTTTGACGGCTGTTGTGTAAGCGATAATCATTGCTGAGAAGCCTGCAATTACGCCGCCAGCGATCAAGATAAGATCGGTGTTCTCTTGTAAGAACGCTGCCATGTCCAGAAGTTTCGGTAGCAGTTTCTCAAGCACTGGCAAGAACGCTGCACCGATTGACTCTTTAAGTTCGCCAAGTTGGATGCCGAAGTTCTTCATGCCACCCTCAGCGGTGCTAGCAAAGATTTCAGCAGCACCACCGACCGAGCCTTCGAGCGCCTTCATGATCTCGTCGGCAGTCGAGGACGAGTCAATTACATCCTTAAGCGATGGGTCTAATTTGGTGAGCGCAGTGGTCTGGCCTGCAAGGGCTTTAGCGACAGCGATGCTTGCGGTCTCCATGTCAATGTTTTTGGCGGTAGCAAGGTCAGCAGTGACCGACATTGCTTCCTGAGATAACTCAAGCGACCCTGTGGCTCGTAAAAGGTTCTCAAGGGCTGGGCGTAGTTGATCGTCTGCCATGGCGGTCTGTCGTGAGAACGCACTAATCGACTTTTCTACAGCAGCAACTTGCTCATCTGTGGCCTGCACCGTGGTGCGCAGCTGACGCGCTAGATCGGCTTGCTGTGCAGCATCTTCCATTGCAGCCTTGGTTGCTACAACTACACCAGCCGCTAAGCCTGTGAGCGCAGCGACAGCAGGCAAGAACGCCTTTTCTAGGACATGCCCTGTCTTGTTTGCTACGCTCTCGTGCTGCTTGATCCGGTTAACAGCGAGATCTACACCCTTGCCATCGAACTCGCTGATTATTGGAATAGATAAAGCCATCAGCCGACCTCTCTCTTTATTTCGTTAATTGTTTTGAGGATCATCTTTTCCATTTCGCCTTCAATGCCGCGTCGTGCTTTATAGACCGCTGGCCCGATTAGTCGAGTTCTACCCGGCATAGCCATTGCAAAGCCACGCTCAGGACTAACTGCGTCAAGTGATGTGCCTAAACGGTTGGTGTCTTTACGACCTGCACCTTCAAACACTGCGGTGGCTGGGTTCTTTTGCTCTATCAGGATTACGCCGACAGCGTTGCGTCGAGTGTCAAAGCGCATCTTTACGCCTGACTGTGCGCCCGAGATCGTAAACGGGAATATCTTGCGGCCTCGATCAGACCACTTGCGCGCCATGCCCGACAATGGGAACTGGCTGTAAGCAAGTTTTGCAGCTTGGATTGCTGGCTGTGCGATCGCTGTCGCGTCAGCCTTAAAGTCTTTTTGCAGTTTTGGGTCGATCTTGCGTAGGGCGTTGATCGTTTCCTTAAGACCGACTACTTCGACGCTGTGAGAGACAGGCATGGTTACTTCTTGCGGTGCATCTGCTCAAGCACATAGGTGACGGTGTTCAGGTCTCGCATAGTGAACTCGATCTCCTTTGGCCAGAAGCCTGTTAACGCTAGGACTTCGCAGAGGCTTCGCCGCCAAGTCCCTCGATGAAAGGGGTCTCGTCTGCTACCTCGTTGATAGGTGTAATGGTCATGTCAGGGTTTTCGGCAACCCACTCGCGCCAGTTGGCTGGCACTTTGTCTCCAGCAAGTTTGCACAGCGTAAACGCCCAGCAGCACATGTCGCTGAAGCCGATGCCTTTGCCGTCTGCTGATCGACGGTTCTCTGTTCGTTCCCAGTCAACAATGGCAAGCATGTTGGTGGTCATCTCACGCGCTGGCTTACCGTCGCCAAGGTCGATAGATAGTTTGACTTTCATAGTTTCTCCTTTGTCGGGCAAGGCTCCGCTTGTGCGGTCTTGCTACTTGTAATTCTCAGCGGCTGATGCCGCGAGATCATGCGACGGCTTTAGTTAAAACGCCGCCAGCGAATGTGAGGTCAATCGTGGACAGTTCGCCAAGCGAAGCGTTGATCGGTGTGTGTGCCGACAAGTATGCGCCAGTCAATGTGTACGACGGGTTCGTTGCTGACACTGCGCCAGACGATGGCTTCAACACGAGCGTCGTGGTTGTTCCCACAAGGCTGTAAATGCTGGCCTCGGTCTCCGTTGCTGCATATGACTGATAAAGAGTTACGGTGACGGTGTTCGAGTACAGACCCGATGTGAAGCTGCGCGAAGTGTTGGAAAATGTCGTGTTTTCTAATTGCTCCGACACATAGTTGATGACCGCGCTTGTGCACTGATCGGACAAGTCCACCGAGTTGATCGTGATGCTTGGGTTAGAAAGGTAAGTGCTGCTGATAGCCATGTCTATTGCTCCTTGGGTTCTGATTTGACTTTAGATGATTTCTTTACGCTGTCGGTGGATATCAGGCCGCCGTCGAGCAGTGCGTCAATGTTGACACCTTCCTCTGGGATGAACTGATCGCCCGGGTTACCGAGGCGAGGGCTGATGATGGTGTACATGGTTTCTCCTTATGCGCTTTGTGCTTGTATGCCACAATCAAGGTCGTAACACGGGAAGAGCTGCCCACCGATTTCAAGGTTGCTGGGACGGCCTGCCATGACGATGATTGGACTGAGTAGGACTTTGCTAACGATGTCGAGGATGCTGCGTAGGACTGGTAGGCCTGCTGGGCCTGAGCCGATGACCTTAATTGGGAAGTCCATGCGGATGATGTTGCCGTTGCCTGCGATTGTGGTAAAGGATGGCGCGTCAATGTACACACAATTTGGCACAAGTTTGGTGGGGTCGTTAACCACCCTCAGACCAGTGACCGCTGTGAGTGTGGTCGTAAGGCTGTCAATAGCCCCGTTGAGAGCGTCTGTGTAAGCCATTACGCGCAGGCAGGCCTGTCGATGCCAAGCAACTGTTTAACGATCGGTGTGAGGCTTTGCTGAGGCGCTGCGCCCATTCCGTCAAACGATGCGAAAGTGTTTTCTAGCGAGCCACGGCTGCGCCAGAGGGCCGCGCAGTACATAAGCGTGCCAAGGGTGACATCGCCACCCGGGCTAGTCACGAGACTGTCGATGTAGCCAGCCTCTTGACGGCGACGATATGCGAAGTCATTGCCAGCCGATACGGCCTGAGTAATCAGCGTGTAATCGTCCGATGGGTTCGTAATCTGCACGCCAAGGTAAGTAACAAGCTGCGCGGCGGTCACCCAAGTGCAGGTCTGCGTATAGGTGATCGTGCCTGTAGCAGCGATGCGCTCGACATTGCTGGCAGTCTTGGCATACAGCACCTGATTGGCGATGGGTATGTCAAAGTCATAAAGCAGATCGCCTTCAGTGTCTGTGCCTAAAAACAGATACTGCGGTAAAGCTCGGACAATGTATGTTCCGTTAAAAGTTGCGTCAACTGAGCCGACTGTTATTGACTGGCCGACTGCGATCTCTGTGGGGGTAAGAGATTGCAGTACGGCGTAGTCATCTAACAGATACTTAAATGTGACGCTGTATGTAGCCATGAGCGGATGCTCCGCTCTCGACTAGGCGATTGTAATTGACTGGACTTGGGTGCTGTCTGCGATGAAGGTTGAGACATAGCCTGCGTACGAGAAGTTGCGACCCAATGTGGATGGCAACTCTACGGACATCAAACCACGGATCTGCTCGTAGAACTCAATTGCTTGAGCGCGAGCAACGACCATCGTCGAGGCTGCAAAGTTTTTGTCTGCAACAAGGCTCAGACCAAATGGGTTAAATGTGTTCATTTGGGTGATGTTTGATGTGCCTGCTGCGTTCATGCCCATGAGGCCAGCTGCGCCGACATATGGGAATACTGGACGCTTGTCAGCATCAAGCTGCTTGCCCAAGTACAGCCACACATTGGGATCAACAAACAAGTGGTCTGGCAAGAAGTTTGTTGCGGTGAGGATGTTGTAGGCGGCGGTGTAGAGCGCGTTAAACAGTGAACTTGGGTCAGTCGATGAGACTGTCCATGTTGCACCGGATGCGGTTGCTCCACCAGTAATTGCGTCTGCTGCAACATTGTCTGATGCGAGCATGTATTCGCCGACGAGGTCGTTCAGAATGATCTGCAACGATGCTGGGTCAGTGAAGTCAACATCTTGGATGGACAGTGTTACTTGACCAGCAAGCGTGGTTTTGCTGACGGTGTTTGCAGCAATGACCATGGTTGTTGCTGATGCGGCGGCAAGTTCGCTTGATTGTGCAGCAACGCTTGTGTGCGTTGTGATGGTTGGGCGAACGAAGGTCTTTGATGCTCCGCCGTTTGGCATTGCGCGTGCGCCGATTGCTTGCACAACTGGACGGATGAAGTTGAGGTCTTGGAACACTGGCCCAAGGACTGGTACTGGCAAAAGACCAGGTGTATCAGTCGTTGCGATATCGCCTGCAGCTGCTTCAAGAGCGGTCTGCTTTGACTTGATGTATTCCTGTGTTGCAGCTGCGACATTGCGGAATGT